ATATTGTCGCTTGGGTGTCCGTACACCATTCCTCTTTGCTGGATGGTTGCTTTTGCTGAATCAAGGTATTCACTAGCTCTCACTTTCCCACCTGCTTAAACTGGCGTTCCAATTTCTCATAGTGATAGCGAACTGCCTTGCGCCCATCCACATAGCCAGTTGCGTAGCCTGATTTATAACCAAGCCAAAACATTAAGACGCATACTGCAAAAGTAATCATTTGTGCGATTGTCATGCTGACACCAACTCTCGTTCAATTTGAGTCCAGCGATCTTTCATCATCACAAGCTGCTCGATGTCGCCATATACAGCCTTCCAAAAATCTTTGGCTGTTTGTTCGTATGTTTCAAAACATAATCCAGTCCTGCCATCGTAATCCTGAAATCCGTCAGGCAAATCAACGCTGCTGGATTTTTCATAACCACGAAATGAGTAGGTAATTGTCAAACCATGCTCATTGGCTAATTCAAAGCACTTGGCTTTTGTTGTCATTAGATACCCACCGCCTTGCGTACCTTGTTGCGGATTCCTGGAATGTAGTAAGCAGCAGCGCGCTGATATTCAGTAGTTATTAAAGTCTTTACTTCCTGAACAATGAGTTCGCCTTTGTAATAACCGCTAATGCAAGCGGTTGTGCGATCATCACTAAACATGACTTCTGTAGTTATGTCTTGATTTTTCTGTGCCATTTTCGAGCCCTTCCGTAGCTGGTATCTCCGCTACAGAAAGAACAATACGCCCTACCTGACCCGACAACCACCATTTTTAGGTAACAGTTGTATAACGATTTCATCCACAGATTCATCCTCTAAGTCAGGGATGGCGATGCTAACGGACTCGCCCATAAACCTTGCCCTGCACGATAAACGTGCCGTTCTTTTCAATGTTAATGAGATCGACTTGGACATTGTTGCCCTTGACATACATAATGGCAAAGGCTTGCTGCCAGTTAAATGCGCCCGTAGAACCGCCATAGAGGGCTTTGCGGTAATCCATGAGATGTCCTATCTCAACGCCGTGTAAAACACGCCCTACGCGCCCGCTAGAGGCTTCTGTGAAGGCGCTACGCCCTGCCCTATGGGTATGACCTGAGATGACATTCTTGCCATGCCTGCGGGCTGCTTCAAGGGCTGAGAGCCCACCCAATTGCTTAATAGGCGTATGGTCGCCATGAACTGCTATCCAGTTGGGTGCTATCTGCATGGGATTCTTGTGGAAGGTAATGCCCAGTTCATCGAACTTCATAAACTTCTCAAAGCGCAGCTCAGGCAAGGACAGGAAACTAGGGATTTTTTTCATGATGATGTTATAGAGGCGGTCTGTGTGATTTGACCGAATGCAATCAGTAACGCCTAATTCCCAGAGCAAGTCCACGCAGCGGTCACGATCCTCACCAAGCACCATGTCATAAGCTGCTGGAGTACCTTCCGACCACTTGCTGATGGTCTGGAAATCTATTTCATCGCCAATGGTGACAGTCTGGTCTGGCTTGAACTTCTTAAGAAATGCCGCAATGTTGCGAGTCACATGCTCATCCTCAAAGGGAACCTGTAAATCGCTAAGTATTACGATTCGCTTAATCGTCATCCTCGAATTCGTCAGGGTCTATGCTGCCAATCTTTTCTATTGGCTTGGCTGGCAATATCCAGTCTGGAAACGAAGCCCTTTCAGTAATCAGGAATAGAGCTGTTGGATCGTTGAACCCAGCCTTGCGTAGAGACTTGTAATACTCATTCAACGCAATGCAGTAAGCATCCAGTTGGTTGTATGTTTCTAAATCTATGACCCGCTTCTTTGCTGGCATGGAAATAATTATCGCTCTAGAAGTATGTTGTAAATCTCATCGACACGCTGATTAAGCCGTTTAATTTCAGACAGTAAATGAGTAATGACGTACCCAGCCAACCCACCAATGATGGTGATGGTCGCAATGTAGAGCGTAAAAAAGTCAGATTGGGTCACTTTTTTGGCGTTGCATAACCAAATACGCCAGCAACAACAGCGCCTAGAATGGAACGATAGTCCAAAGAGAAATTAGAGGTAGTTCCCCATACAGCCAAGAATGCGCCGATAGAGATAATTGCTGGGTGTTTCATGTTCATATGCTGCCGCCTATCATCGGGATATTAAAGAACGAACCATCGTGGTCGCCCTTTTTAGTGAAAGAAATATGGCAATGATGGTTGTGCGGATTGCTTCCCTTATATTTTCTCCAGCGAAAGCCCATTCGAGATGACGCGATCTTTCCGTTAAAGATGACGTAAGCAATTCGCTTATCGCTTCTTGCTGCGAGACGAATCTGGTCTGCAAGATAAGGCATGAGGTCGGGCTCTTTTGCTCCAGATAGATTCCTTGTAATGTCGATTGCCCGAACGATTCCGCTATCAGGGTCTGGTATATGATTAGATTTACCAGCCGCAACGTGTCTTGCATCCGCGACCCACCCATCGCTGGATCGAGAGCGGTTTGGAAATGCATCATCTATCTGCTCCCGTAATTGACGACCAGCCTTGCATAGCCACGCATTCATGCCAAAAGTAACTTGGCTTCCTCTGCGGTAATACCGAGACGATCTAATAACGCAGCCTTTGCTTCTGCTTTTGCAGCATCGTCAGCTTCTTTTGCTGCTCGCTCTGCTTCAGCCTGTGCTGCTGCTGCTTCCATTTCTGCAATTTCAGCATCGGTCAATTCAATGATTGACTCAACGCCTGTCTCGCAGTTGATTTCTATTCTTGTTGGTTTAGGCATTTTTTACTCCATATAGATAAGCGGTTGAGTATTGAACAAAATTAGTACCTGAATAATCGGTCAATGAGATAGACGAAATAGCCGCACTATTTGACCATAAACCAGCAACTAATTGTGAAGTTGCAGCGGTTGCGTTATTTTCTGCCACCGAATCATTACTAACAGATTTATTAGCAGAACCAGTATAATTCGGAATGTAAAATTGGCTATTTGCAAAAGTGTTGCTTGTTGAATTTGCAGCATTATTAACATCATAAATTTGTGTGTCGCTGTAAGAACCAGCACTAGAACCATTTCCATAAAGGATTTTTTCTGAATATGAAGAACTGGAACTATTAAATTTGATGACTGTGTTGTTCACAGTAGATGCTCTAGCAACTCGTAATGAGCAAATAAGAACCAAATCCGTATAAGTACTCGGAATGCTTGTAAAGTCAATTGTTGTTGCCCCACCTGCTCCGACTGTGGATGATGCGATTAGTTCATAAGTATTTGCCATAATGTCTCCTTAAGCCGCAGTAATGCCGTAAAGGGTCAGCATTGTTCCAGCCGCAAGGTTTTGTGCGGCACTTATGTAAACTTTAATAGAAGTAATCGCTGCCGTATTGCGCCATAAAGCAACTTTGGCATTTATTTGGTCAGCAGGTCTATTGCCTCTACCTATTGCTGTTTTGTAAGTTGTTGTGTTTGAGTAATTCATAATGTGTGCAATAGTGTTTGATTGAGTTGAATTAGATAAACCACCAACATTTGCGGCAGTATCATTTGACACCCTTGCTGAAGCCGCAGAAGTTCCATCCCCATATAAAATGGTAACGGAATAATTACTACCGCTATCCGAGTTGAATTCTAGCAAAACATTTCGCGGGTCAGTACCACCAATAGAACCAGCAACTACCAAAACCAAATCAGTATAACTACCGCTAATTGAACTAAAGGTATAAGAAGCTTGTGCGCTTCCAAGCGTAGTAGTCGCAATAGGCGTGTAAGTTGCTCCTGCTGCCATTGTTTATCCTTTCACGCCGTAAAGGGCAAATGATGAGTATTGGTTAAAATTTCCAGATGCAGGGTAGAGTTTGATTGAAGTAACCGCAGAAGTGGAGCGCCAGTTTCCAGAAAAAAGACCAACTGTTCCAGACCCATTTTTATCTTGTCCAGCAAGGGAACGAATAGTTTTATAGATATTTGTGTTCGCATATTCTAAAACATCTATTACCGCAACAGAGTAAATATTTGCTGAACCTGTGCCAATAGCAAAATTCCATCCACCAATCATTGACGATTGTGTTGCACCAGCGTTGGCGGCAGCGGATGCCCCGTTTCCATAAAGCGTGTGGTAGGAATAATTTGTTCCTGTATCGCTGTTTAACTGCACTTGTAAATCTTGGTCACCAGCGGTTGAGCCATTAGCCAAAATTCTTATTTGCAAATGTTTGTAGGTGCCAGGAATTGAGGAAAAAGTAACATTAGAAACTCCACCTGCGCCGACTGTGGTGGTAGCAATAGACTCATAGGAATTGGTTGATGCGGCAACCCCAGTCCCATGAATGGCAGAGATTAAATTAAGCAATTGCGCCTACTACATACCAAGTGTCAGTTGCAGTCTTGATGCAGACCGCGCTCTTGTATTGGGCAAGTGTTGGCTGAGCTGCTGTTGCTCCAGCTGAAAGAACTGTGGTTGTGCCTGAAGTAACTGCCTTGATTGTGCAAGTTCCAGCACCAATGTTCAGAACTGTAATGGCTGTGCCTACTGGATAGGCTACTGAAGCATTGGTTGGAATTGTAAAGTTCACAGCGGTTGCCTTGTTCATAAGAACAAGCATTTGGTACTGATCGGCTGATACTGGGGTGTAATCGGCTGTCTGTGTGGTTGTGCTAAAGCTCACCAAGCCATTGACTGTGGCGGCTGTTAAAACGTCTCCTGTGGCTGCTGGTAGTCCTGTTGGCATGATTCTCCTAGTATCCCAATGTATTAGTGCCGATTATACCGTAATACGAACTTCCGACTATGAACCCATCAGCTATTGGTTCAAGAGTCGTAATCTTTGCGGTCATCTTGTTAGGCGTAATGTCCCAACTGATTCCCTGATATTGCAGGTTTTTAACAATGGTGCTGCCATCGGGCTGCACATTGGTAATAAGTAGATTGCTGAAATAATCGAGCCCAATCATTGTGTCGGTTGGAACTGCTGGATCGAGTAAGTCCACTTCTAGCTCGTCAATGCGGATGGTGGTTTCCTGACGGGTTGCTACATATTCGCGGGCGATGTTTTCCACAATGGCATCGGTTTCTGCCACAAGGTCAGTCTGTGAAATGCTGTGTGGGAAATACTTATTGACCGAATCTGTGTTGGTGACTGTGACTGGAGTACCGCCAACACGACCAAAGGTTGCTGTGTTAATGATGAGCTTATCGTCAAAGGCGTATTTGACGTTCTTGTATGGAATACCGCCTGTCTGGTTGAACGCGGTTGGCGTGGCAGCTAGAGAAGCCATGACCTGCGCTCTGGACTTAAATACAGCCGTTCCAGAGCCATCCATATAAAAAGCCCCAGTCTCGCTAAATTCTGCGTTCTTGATGGCTGCAAGGCTTGTGCGTGTCGTTGCTGGGTCTGCTATGCAAGTGTTGGAACCTGTGGCAATAGTACGCATTGAGGATGGGAATGAGACTTGGTCGAGTATCTTGCCAATGCGTGTGCCTGTGTCCTGTCCTGCTGGCGTTGTGGCAATGGTCGCCACGTTAGCCATGTTGAATAGACGGAAGGCATCTTGGCAGACAATATCCACATAACCTGTGTCCTGATTGACTGGATAGGTGTAATTGTATGAAATGACATAACCTGAAAATAAATATTTTTGAGTAGTGGCAGTTGTAGCTGAGACACGCACCTTACGCAATGGAACAAGTTTGCCGTAGTAAGGGCTGGATGTGTTTTGTGGGTTGAAATAGGACAACGGATCGAGGACACGAACTGTGCATTGCCCTGCTTCGTATTGGTCGCGCTGGATGTTGCGACCCCTGCTAATCCAGATTTGATAGACGTTAGGAGTTAAATCAACTGTTGGTTCTGGTGAGGTTGAGTCGCCCAGCGTGTTAGTTCCCAAGACTCCGTACTTAGGGTCGCCAATGACGAATCCGTTGTAACCAAAGGTTGCACCATTGGAGAAGTCAAAGGAAACCGCTATCTGGGCTGGTAATGCCATTAGCCAAACATTCCTGAGATTCTACCGATTTGGCTAGGTGATCCAGAAAGGCTTGAAAGCTGTGTGCCAGCCAAAACCTTGTCAATCAGTTCTTGTTCGCGGATGATGTTGCCCTGAACTGTAATGTTATTAACAACCGCTGGGGCGGAACCACCTGCCTGTCCAAATGGAGTTCCTATGCTGTCCACAAAGGAACCTGCCTGACCGAAAGGAGTGCCAACGTTGGTTGATGGAACATTAGTATTAACAACCGCGTTACCTGATGCAGCGGCGGCTGCTTGAGTGCCTAATGGTGCTGCGCCTACACCCAGAACAATGCTGCGAGCCTTTGCAGCCAACATATCTAAATAGGCTTCCCAAGATGCAAAAGGATTTTTAGCTGCTGGAAGGTCTGCCAAGAATCGAGCCAACTGCTCGCCAAGTCCTTGAGCCTTAGCCAATTCATAAGTGAGTTTCTTGGCTTGATCCTCATTGCCAGTTAATAAAGCAAATTGAAGTTCAAGACGCTTTCTTTCCTCTGCTGAAATGTTGCCTTTAAGAGCTGCAATTATTTGGATTTGTTCCAAGTCAAATAAAGTGCCAGCCTTCTTGAGTGCTGCTTGTTTCTTTTGTTCAGCGGTTAATTTCTTGTTGCTGGCTATCAAAGCCGCATTTTGTTTGGCTCGATCTTTTTCAATTTGTGCTAGAACTTTTTTATATTTGTCTAATACGTTTTCAGGCTTTTGATTTGGCTTTTCTGGAGTAGCAACCGCGTAAGGATTGAACTTACTTAATAGACCATTCTTGCCAGTAATGTTGAATAAACCTGCAATGGCTTCCTTGCCTTTGCCTATAAGTTCAATGGCTGTACCAATTTTGTCTAAAGTCGCAGCTAGTAGGTTAAGGCGCCCACCATTTTCGCCATCACCGAATGAAGCCAATGTGAGCAAAGTGCCGCCAACTTTTTCTTGGAAGTTGCCCCATGCAAGGCTGAGAACTCCTACTTGTCCAGAATAGGTTGATAAATAGGCAACACTTGAACCTGTGAACTGGTCGTTCATAATCTTTTGAATATCAGTAAATGAGGCTGCTTTTAGAGCTGCTGCATCCAAACCAAGATAATACTTTTTGAGTCCTTTAGTATTGCCCACATAGGCTTGAGCAAGGTCATTGCTAACTGTGGCTAAATCCTCGCCTGAACCACGACTTACCTCGATGGCTGTGTTAAGAATAGATTGAGTTTTGGCTAATGATCCAGTTGTGCTTAATAGAGCTTGAAATGCTGGTCGCAGTTCATCATCAGCTATTTTGGCGGTTTGTTCAAGGTTGTTTATGTAATCTGCCACATAAGGGTTGGCAAACTCCATGCCAAGATTTTTGACTGCCAAAGCCAGTTTGGTAGCAGCCTTTTCATCGTCTAGGAATGCCTTTAATGAGGTTTTGCCAAAATCTGCAACCGCTACTGCTGAAAGACTTAAACCTAAGACTTTGAGTGACTTGTTAAGTTTGGCGGCAGCGGTCTCGGCTTTCTTGAAACCTCGCGTGTCAGCGGATGAGGCAATTTTAATTTCCTCGCGAATGACTGCCATTATGCCGCCTTCCTAATACTGTCGTTCATTCTTTTTCTAAATTCTGTGACTGCTACGTCAATGGCTTTATTGACTGCGCCTTCTGCTTTACCCTTATTGTTTGCCCAAGCGCGATAAATCAAGCGACCGCGACCCTTGAGACTGCCCACCAATGGTGGCAAGTTTTTAATAAACTGCTCTCCAGCTTTAGGATTATTGGAATGGCTGTACCGATTACCCGCGCTTCCCTTGCGACCAACCCATTGTTGTCCGTTAGGGTTTGCCCGACCAGCGCCCTCATAGATAGAACCTACTCGGCTGTTGTTCTGCACACTTGCCATTGAGCTGAAACCATTGCTATTTATCTTGCTTGGCGTAGATGAATAACGAATGCCAGCCTTAATGGTTGATGCGTTATACATCGGAAATGAGCTTTCGCTAAAAGCTCTGGCTTGCCAACCCGACATTGGTGAAACGGCAGGTGCATAACCTTTAGCTTCACGAACAACTGGGCGCAAGGCATCGCCTATTTCTTTTTTCAATGACTTTTCAAGGTCTGGCGTAAATCGCCGCATGGCTTTGCGTAGGTCAGCGTTTCCGCGAATTTCTAATCGAATCACGCTGCTCCTTTGCTATGTCCTTCAATACCTGTATATGAGCCTTGAAAGCCATCGGAGAAAGTCCCACGATGCTTTCGAAAGAGACTCCATACTCGTAACTTAATCTAGTTGCGAGATAGGTGAGGGAGTCTCGATCTAGCCTAAAGGGTCGGACTCAAGTACCTCAACACTTCTTAGCGTTGCGATAAAGTCCTCGCCAAAAGGCTTGACAGTCTCACCCGAACGTCTAATTGCATCCCAGCAAAGCCAGTAGATATCAGATTGCTTAGAATCCTCAATCAACGCTTTGTGGAATCCTTTTTTGGCATATTGCTCAAAGGAATACTCAAGGAGCGGAGTTATTTCATACTCCTGCACCTGTCCGTCAGCCCTTGTTATTTTGAGTTTAGCCATAGCCCTTTTCTCCTTACTACGCTGTTGTTACAGCGATTGTACCAGAGACGTTCCAAGTAACTGATTGAGTTGAAAGGTCTCCAACTGCGCCGTTAATTGGTGTGGTGTTGTTGATAAGGCAGGTCATTGTGTAAAGCGGGTTTGATGCTGATGTTGCAGCACTTGTTTGCTTTACTGTAACTGTGACGTTATTGCCCCATTGGGTGTTAAGTGTTTGAAGTGTCTTGCTTGTTGCATCGTCATTAAAAAAGTCAATAGTGATGGATGATGCTTCCAAACCCTTAACGTATCGGTGTCCCCCATCCCCCATGCTGGTGATTTCCAGTTCGTCAAAGGAGCGGTTGATTGTTACGGATGAAACAAGGCTGGAGAGGTCTACCGCATTAACAGTAAGAACAACCCCGTTGCTTAAATATGTTGACACGGCTTATTCCTCATCTTTCTTTTGTTTTGGTTCTGGCTTTGAAGCAACCTGACCGATTTTTGTCAGGAAGGCTGCATTTTCTTTTTCCCATTGCGCTAAATCGGTCATGATTTAACTCCATTCCGTGAGTGTGCTGATCTGCACGTTACAGGTCAGCAAGTCTCCTGTGGGAAGGTTCAACACAGCAGGTGCGCTTACAGTTCCCACATTAAAGACAATGCTAGATGCTTCGAGCAGTTGAAATACTCGAACAATGTCATCCTCAATGCCAGCAAGATTTCCTTGATTATCAAGCAATGGCACAAGAATTGAAATAGTGAAATTAGCCAATGGAGCTACAGACAAATAGTCGTTGTTTGTCGGAGTTATGTATGGATCAGCAGGGCTGACAATAACGCTGTTGGCAATAGGCGTAGCAGGTGGGAAACTAAACACCGACCATTTTGTGTTATCGGTAAGAGCTGCGGCAATGCTAGAGCGTAGGGTGGTTATTGCTGGCATTAGCCCACCATTGAATTAGGCGCGATGTAAGGGGATATGAGCCCCCTGATTCTTGCCAAAAGTTGGTTTGACATGGTGTATGGGCTTGGGCTGAATCCGTCAATAGATACGCCTTGTCCTGTTGGTGCTTGGCGAGCCTGATAGATAGCAACCGAAATCATGAGGCTTGCTTCTTGAATAGCTGCAATGGTTGTGTAGTCGGTATAGGTATCGGCTGCAACTGTGCCATAAGGGTTGATTGGATGGCGTGTCGCGTTGCTTACATGATCCGTTGTAACTGTGATGCTGTAATCGCCTACGCCTGTGATGGTTTTGTTGCCGTTGTAATGTGAGCCACAGCCTGTGATATTCACAGTCTGCCCGACATAAAAGGTGTCTAAAACATAGTCATTAAAATAAAGAGTGCCAACAGTTCCCTGATTGGCGTGAGCCACTACTGGGGTCGTATTAGTCCATAGAAAAGGCAACAACACATTGTCGGCAGCATCGCAGACTTCTTGCAGCACAGAGTCGGTATAGAGTGAACCAATACCAAGTGCTGTGCGAAGTTCTGCAACTGTCGTGATTGACATTTGTTATCCTTTCTAAAGACTAGGGGGACTG